AGTGGTTCAAACGGTTACCCATGGGATTGGAACGGTACTACAGCAACTAACGGATATAACACAACAGGAGGAAGCTACGGTAAGTATCTACCAGATGTAGGAATTATTATTCTTAATGGAGAAGCATTAGATGATACTTATATAGATGGAGGTCTTGCTTTAGCTACAGCTAGAACAGCTTCACCAGGTACTGATGAAGAAAATATTAAGAAATTTTATAATGCTATCTCAGGAGGAGCATATTTTGAATCACAAGCAGAAGAAACAGTATCTTCAAACTACATATTTGTTCGAGTAAGAAATAGTGAATTCAACTACTCAACAAATCCTTCTAACATTACAGGTTCAGGAGAATTGAGACACGATATTATGATTAATACACCTCAAGCGTATTTAACAACAGTAGGCCTATATAACGATAATAATGACCTTTTAGCAGTAGCAAAATTATCTAAACCACTCTTAAAGGATTTCACAAAAGAAGCATTAGTAAGAATCAAGTTGGACTATTAATGAATGAGTGCTTACAAAAAACTAAACAAGCAAGATGCTTACATAACCACATACACTGCCCGAAAATCTTGGGCAGTATCTGGTAGTGATTATAGCGCAAATAGAATAGAGACACTTGTAGGTATCTCCGGTTCTTCAAATTACTACTTACCTACAAACGAAATACAAAGTATTTCATACAAGAGATTAATCTTTCAAAGTACAAATCATTTATATTACAGCTTATTTCAAAGCGGAAGTATAACAACTACAGGATCTTATGACAACTTTCTACAATCCTCTTACACTAGTGGATCTAGAAACATACATTCGTATATAGGGGTTTACTCTATGCCAAGAGATATTGTAGGTACTCACATTGAACCTTTCTCTCTAGAAATAGTTCCTGAAGCAGGAGTCTCTTCAAGTTATGTACTCTCTTCTTACGCCAGAGAAAACGCAGAAGATGATTACGTAGAAGATTTCTTTAACATATACGGATCTACACCAAATGCTTGTAATATAATTGGTAGCGATTACTTGACTAACGAAGGTAACTATGTACAAGAAACACCAGCAGCAGGAGGAGAATATTTAGATACACCAGATGGGTATTCATCTACTATAGTAGATGATGGAGAGGGTAACCTATACTTAAAATGTTCTAGTCCTAGAAAGTATGTAGGAAATGTAATATACACTCACGGTCAGATTATAATCACAGACGAGCTTGTAGCAAACTACCTAATGGACTATGTAGACGGAACAGTTAGATGGAAATCTAATCATCCTATTTATACACATAACTACCACTGTAGGATTAGAGAGTCGGAATTTAACCACACATATAATCCCTCAGCACTAAGTAGTTCAATAAAAACAACATACTATAATGACGGAACAGAGTATTCAAATACACTTGCTTCATCAACAGGAGACTTACATAATAACGTAACAGGAAGCTACTTCCAACCGTATATTACAACAGTCGGATTATACAACGATGCAAATGAACTAATAGCAGTAGGTAAAATGGGTCAACCGGTACCAAAATCTGCAAATACAGATATGACTTTCATTGTAAAAATAGATATATAAAATAAGTAATATGGCAATACAATTAAGAACAAACAAAGCATCAGCACTTACCTATAATGAGATGGATAGGAACTTTTCTTCCTTCTTTTATTCTGCGTCTATAGATAATGGTAATATGCTAAAACTGTGGTATACAGGAAGTAGTACATTAAATACTGCACCAGGAGATGATTTTGGACCAGCTAGGTTTGTACCTATTGATCTACAGCCAACTACAGGAGCAACACCTACACTAGTAGTAGCAGGAGATCCAAGAACTATTCAATTCAGACATAGTACTAATCCTATTCTAGATGCAGACAACGGGTTCTTATACAATACTGCACAGCAATTAGGAATAGGAGTATCGCTTCCTGCTGCAAATGCAAAAATACATGCAAAAGGTACAAACGCTATCCCAGCCACATTAAGACTGGAGAGTACTGTTACAGTAGGTACAAACAGACGAGCTGCTGTAGATTTCTATCAAGGAACAACACTTATGGGAACTATCGGAAGACATGACCATAATGATAATAACCTGTACATAAAATCATGGGCACCTTCTGGAAAATTTGCTGAACTTCAAGACCCAGGGCATATTAGGTTTGTAGTAGGGAGTAATGCAAATTACGGAGCCTTTACACAAGCCGGATTCGGTATAGGTACCTTCTCACCACAACACCTTTTTCATGCAGAAGGTAATGGATTTTTTGCAGGAAGATTAGGAGTAGGAACTGGACCAGGGTCAGCAGCACTACATGTATTCCAGACAGCACAAACAGGGACATTATTAGGAGACTTTCAAACTATTGCTCAATTTGGAATAACACCGCAACAAAACGTAGACTCATTAAAAATACTATCAGTTAGACAGCTAGCTGGAGGAGGAGATTGGTTGAGTAACGGAATGAGAATTCAACAGGATGTTGACGGATCCTACCGTACTTATATACAGTTCAGCGGACAAGGTAACTTACATGGATTCTCAATAGGAACAGGTCAAAGTACAAGTCCACATGCACCAGGAGATATAGGTATAGAAGAGAGATTCAGAATTGATTCATATGGAAATATCTCTATGAACAAATCAATACCTAATGCTAAATTAGATGTAAACGGAGATACTATTGTAACAGGTTCTTTTACAGTAAAAGGAAATACAGTAACAACAGGAACTGCTGCAGTAGGACTTTCATTAACAACAGGAACATCGGCAGCTGTAGGTACAAACCTAACAGTAGGAAATATAGCAACTATATTAAATGTACCAGCAAGTGTTGAATCTAACCCAAGGGTATTAACAGTAAGCCAGACAGCTGGCTCTATAGGGCAGATTCAATATATTACAGGTACTTTTCCACTAGGAGGTATTGTAATGTGGGCAGGGTCACCAACAGCACCTCCAGCAGGTTGGACACTCTGTGATGGTAGAGCACCGGTAGGAGGGGTAACAATTCCAGATTTAAGAGAAAGATTTATTGTAGGAGCAGGAGGAAAGAATAATGAGGTAGTAACATACGATTTTACTACATTTACTATAAATTCAAACTTAACTTTTAATACAGGGAATTCATACGTACAAGGAACGTTTACTAAAGTAAGTAATACTTCTATGGTAACGAATCCTACCCCTAGCACAGCGGTTTTTAATTCTAATATGGGTCAAAGCACACCAGGCACACCGGACATTGGCAGACAATACGCACTATACTCACTAGTAGGTAATAGTGCAAATACATCGTACTTCTTAGTGTATCATCAAGGTCTAGATAATTACGTATTATACAGAGGTTATGTACCTGCAAATGGAACTAATGTAACAACAGGATATCCATACGTACTATTCCCACCAGGATCTATAGCAGTATTATCACAAACAGGTAACCTAGTAACACATAGACCTAATATTAGTACGATACAATGGGTAGCCGATATAAATGGATATACAGTAGGAGAAAAAGGAGGATTTAACAACGTTAAGTTACATACTTCTGAAATGCCTTCACACAATCACGGTTTCACAAGAAGTTGGAGAGATAACGGAGATTATGGAAGAGGATTAGAGACAGGGGATACCGAAATAGGTACTCAAGATTTCCCAACACCTCCTAATGAGGGAAATATACATTTTACAGGAGGTAATTTCCCTCACGAAAACAGACCACCTTATTATGCATTAGCATTCATTATATATACAGGTGCATAAAACAGAAGATTAAAAGAAGATATTTATAATAAAGTACTATGGCAATAACATTTAGAACAAGTCTAGGAGCAGCTCTCACCCATGCACAAATGGATGAGAACTTCTCTTCTGTTTACTTCTCAAGTTCCATTCACAATATACCTAACTCTACTTCAAAAGAGTTAAAATTATGGTTCGATAACGATACAGACCCTTTAACATACCACAGTGTTGAATTACCAGCACCAGGAGGAGGAACAGTAACAATAGATGGTAATCAAAACAATAATGTACTAACAGCAACTGGAGGGACATCACTTCAAGGAGAATCAAATCTTACTTTTGATGGAAGTATACTAACCCTAGCCGGTAGGTTTGAACCAGTAGATACAGTAGGAAATCTAAGTATAGGAGCTGGTGCAGGTCTAGCAGCAACTGCTGGAAGTAATATACTAATAGGAGCTCTTGCAGGACAGGATATAGGAGGTACAGATAACGTAGCGATAGGGGATAATTCTCTTGTAAGTGCAGATCAAGTAAGTAGTACGGTAGCAGTAGGGGATTATTCATTAGTAAATCTTACTACAGGGCATAGTAATACTGCAATAGGAGTTCAAACAGGTGAGAATGTACAAGCAGGAATGGGCAATATCTACATAGGGTATGCAGCAGGACCTCTTACAAATACTCCAACACAGAATAACAAACTATACATAAATAACTCACCAGACGATACACCTCTTATTTTAGGTGATTTTGCTACAGGTCAAGTAACCTTCCACAGCCAGGTGTCTGCATCGGTTTTCTCTGGTTCTTTCATAGGAAACGGAGCAGGATTGACAGGAGTAACAACTGAATGGGACGGTACTAGAAACGGTTTTGCACAAATAACAGGATCGTTAATTGTATCAGGTTCAACACCTACTACAGTTCAATTTCTAAACATGACTGCAATATCAGGATCTGTATTTTCAGGATCATTTGTAGGAGATGGATCAGGGTTAACAGGTATTATTGCCAACTCAGAATGGGATGGTACTAGAAATGGAAATGGAGAGATAACAGGATCATTTATTGTATCAGGTTCTTCACCGACTATTAACTTAAAAGGTGTTACAACCATTGATGAAAATATTAAAATACATAACCCAGACGGTTCATCAATAGGTATAGGGACAGGTACACTAAACAACACATCAGCTGCTAGTGTAGCATTAGGAGCATACGCAGGAGCAGGAGCAGATAACAGCACTACCTCAATAGGCTATTCAGCAGGTCAGAATGCTGGAGGTGAATCATCATATTTAGGGTACCTTGCAGGAGGAGGTAACAACGGTAAATACTCAACAGGGATAGGGAGTCTAGTGTTAACTAAAGCTAATGAATCGAGTTTTGAGACTGCCTTGGGGTACTTATCTTTATTTAAAGTAAATCAAGGATATGGAGATGTATCAATAGGTGCAGAAACCCTATCAAACTTAGAAGAAGGTGCATACAATACAGTTGTAGGTACA